CTTCAGTCCAAGAAGCAACTGATTGTTGACGATTTGACTGAGAAGGAATATCAGCCCTTTCTGACTAATCGTGCCCTTTCTCAGCATAAAGATTGTGTTCTGTATGCAAATGAGATGAATCGCCGTCATCATCTAGATAAAAAGCTTCAAAATGACTTTTTACTAAATACCGTAAGGTCTATGAAAAGACCGTTTGCGAAGTGGGCTAAGGCAGAAAAAAACGATGATTTGGAATGTATCAAGCTGGCCTATGGCCTGTCCGACTCCAAAGCAAGAGAAGCCTTGCGCCTACTTAGCAAAGAACAAATCCAACAACTAAAAGAAGAAACCTATAAAGGTGGATTAGGAAAATGATATGGTTGATCTATCTAAGTTTGTTGAAGTCACTCTAAAACACGAAGATGACTTCTTAAAGGTACGTGAAACTTTAACACGTATTGGCGTATCAAGTAGAAAAGAAAAGGTATTATATCAGTCTTGCCATATTCTGCATAAGCAGGGCAAGTATTACATAGTTCATTTCAAAGAATTGTTTGCATTAGACGGTAAACTATCTACTATTACTGAAAACGATATACAAAGACGTAACGCAATTGCCAATTTACTTGAAGAATGGGGTTTACTAAAGATTGTAAACTATGATATACTAAGAGAAAATATGGCACCCATTCATCAGATCAAAATTATTTCTTTCAAAGAAAAAGATGATTGGGAACTTATTGCTAAATATAATATAGGTAAAAAAGGCAGAGCCGAATAAGGACATTTCATCATGAACAAAGTGAAAGCAAATCCTATAAAACTAATTAATAAGTATACGAAAGAAGAAGTGTATACTAGGGATTATGACGATGTGATCCGCGAAGGAAACAATGAGTTTGTTCGTGTGTTTCAATTGTCAAATCCTAACAGAACTTATCTTGTCAACCGTACAGCATTTACAGTTGTCAAGTAAGTCGTGATGCCTTCGGGGTCACGTAATTTAACTTGCTTAATAAGGAGAAAACTATGACTATCACTCGTATTAGTCCACTACTACATCAAACTTTAGGCTTTGATCGTTTCTTTGATGATATTGAAAGATTGCTTGCTGCTACGCCAGCACAGCAAAGTGTGAATACATTCCCATATCACAATATTATCAGAGTAGATGAGAATCGCTACATTGTTGAACTTGCGGTTGCAGGCTTCAGTAAAGATGACATTCAAATTACTAGAGAGAAAAATACTTTGGTAATCAAAGGTGTCAAAGAAGAAGATGATATGGGACAAGCGACATATCTTCATAGAGGTATTGCTGCACGTAATTTTACTAAAACAATTACTGTTGCTGACACTATTGAAGTACACAGTTCAGAACTCAAAGATGGTATTCTGCGTGTGGGTCTTATCAATATTATTCCAGAACATCAGAAACCAAAACGTATTGAAATTGGTAATGAACTGAAATTCTTTGATCCTCAACTTCTACAAGAAGACAAGAAAGCAGCGTAATACAGTGGGGCGCAAGCCCCACTTTTTGGATTATAAATCATGAATGATATTTTTGTATTGAGTCACTTTCATAGGGACTTTCCTTTCAATCATGCTTCTTCATGGATAAAAGCTGGCTATGCTGGCGGTACTGGTCCATATGAATGGCATCCTCCATCAGACAACGGCAAATTCATCAACGTAACACCTGGCGGTGTCACAGAATACAAGCATTATTATAATGGTGTAACTGAGCATGATTTTCTTCGTGCAATGGGACAACAAGCATCCGAATATTGGTTGTGGAAAAATTGTCAAACAGATTTTATTGGCTGCACAACCTATCGTAGATACCTTATGATTGATGGTAGTGAAAAGTTTGATATGGCACACGCAACTAAAGCGTCAATGAGTCCTACACAAGAGAGCGCAGACTTCTTATCATCTGAAATACAAAAAGAAAAAGCGTTACAGTATTTTGAAAATGTGGATGTCATTACAAACAAACACACGGTATTATCATGTTCAATTGAGGAGCAGTATCTTCAATCACAACATCGTGAATATTGGGATTTGTTTTTGCAAGGGATTGTAGAGTTGTTTCCAGATTATCGTAAGCGCATCGATTGGTTCAAAACTAATATCATCAACTTTGAAACTTGTTATATCATGCGTAAACAAGCATTCAAAAAATATGCTAGTGAATATTTTGAACTGATGGAATACATTTGGAAAAATACCAGTAATCCATATCCAACACAGCAAACAACATCTGAACCTTTACCGTGGAGATATCCAGGCTTTTTAGGTGAAAGATTTTTTCCTTTCTTTTTACATGCTAATGACTTGACTTCCTTACATGTTCCTCTTATAATATTAGAATGAAAGAAAAATTTATACAAGCTCATATGAAAGCAGCAGAAGTATATGCTGAACTTTCTACCGCAACACGCCTTCACGTTGGCTGCGTTGCAGTCAAAGACAATACAATTATCGGTATTGGTTATAACGGTATGCCAAGTGGTTGGACCAATGAGTGTGAAGAGATTTTCTTTATTTCAAATGATGAGACTGATCTGAAACCTATAGACTTAGAAAAACTACAATACACGAAAGTTGCACATGGTTGGGTAAAAACAAAATCAAAAGCAGAAGTTCTTCATGCAGAAACAAACTGTCTGGCAAAGATTGCTAGGTCAACAAATTCAAGTGACGGTGCTAGTTTATTTGTTACTCACGCACCATGTTTAGAATGTGCTAAAATAATATATCAAGCGGGAATAAAGGAGGTTTATTACAAACACAGTTATCGTGAAACAAGTGGTATAGAATTTCTAAAGAAGTGTAATATAGAAGTTATTCAAGTTCAATAATAAAAAGGAGAGCGTTATGACCATTATCGCTAAAGTCGCAAAGCAACTTGCTGAAGCTAATCCAAAACTTCCTAAAGCTTACAAGTATGATCTTTCATTGAGAGAGTTTGACAACAAAGTTGAACTTATTGGTCTTGTTGATGACCCAACTTATAACATTGAGGACTTTCGTGGCCGCGAAATGTTGTTCCCTAAGAAATGGGTAACACTTGATGTCCTTGAAACTACAGCAGAGGTAACAGTATGACAATCAAATGTATTACATTCAAAACACATCAAACTATTATTGGTGAAATTATGGATGAAGGTAATAGTGAAATCTACTTCATCAAAAATCCTGTACAAATAATTTCTGTGCCACCACGCTCTGCAAATGATCCTGGTGGCGTGGGCTTTGCACCATATCTTGCTTTTGTTGAAGAGTTTGATAAGGGCATTCGTATTGAACGTGCTGATATGCTTACGATAAACACACCTGTTGATGATTTACTTGAGAACTATCGTCGTATGTTCAGTAAAATTGAAATTGCACCAGCAGGACTAAAATTGTAATGTCAAAATATTACACGAATGTTTGTGTTCACAACAATCATATATTGTTTCGTGGCGTAAACAACGGTCGGAGAGTAAAGACCAAAGTCAAATACTCTCCGACTTTGTTTTTGAAGTCTAACAAACCATCCAAATGGAATTCATTATTCAATGAGCCATTAGAGCCGATGACCTTTGATACTATTAGGGAGGCACGTGATTTTGTCAAACGTTATGAAGATGTTTCAAACTTTCAAATCTTTGGCAATACAAGGTATGAATACGCCTTTATTGCTGACAATTTTAGAGGTAACATTGATTGGGATATTTCTGATCTCTCTATTGCTTTCATAGACATTGAGGTTGGTTCTGAGAATGGATTCCCTGATCCATATAAAGCAACAGAGCCAATCACTGCAATTGGCATACATCAATTAAATGGTGGCACTACAGTTTATGGTTGCGGAACTTATGAAAATAATCGTGATGATGTTGACTACATTTTATGTGAAGATGAAATTGATCTTTGTGAAAAGTTTCTTGCTGATTGGACAAGCAATTGCCCTGACGTTCTTACTGGTTGGAATATCAAGTTCTTTGATGTTCCTTATCTTATCAATAGGTTCAAGCGTATACTTGGCGAAGATGATGTAAAGAAACTTTCTCCTTGGGAAATCATTTCTGATCGTGAGATGACTTTCAAAGGTAAGAAACAAATTGCATATGAAATCGTCGGTGTTGCTGCACTTGATTATCTTGAGTTGTATCAATGGTATGCTCCTGGTGGCAAGAACGTTGAGAACTACAGACTTGAAACAATTGCAAACAATGAACTAGATGAAAGTAAATTGTCGTATGATGAATACGATAACTTGCATCAGTTGTATAAGTTAGATTACCAAAAGTTTATTGATTATAATATCAAAGACGTTCATCTTGTTCTTGCACTTGAAGATAAGTTGAAGTTGATTGAACTTGCACTTACTCTTGCCTATGATACCAAATCAAACTTTGGTGATGTATTTGCACAAACACGCATGTGGGATGCTCTGATCTATAACTATCTGCTTGATAAACAAATCGTCGTACCACCAAGAAGAATCGTAAAAAAGAACGAAGCTTTTGAGGGTGCGTATGTCAAAGATCCGCAAGTTGGTTTGCATGATTATGTGGCATCGTTTGACTTGAACAGTCTGTATCCGCATTTGATTATGCAGTACAACATCAGCCCAGAAACATTGATTGATAATTCAAATTATTCTTCAGAGATGCGTAAGCTTTCATCTGAAGCTTCTGTTGATAATCTACTTGATAAAAGAGTAGATACATCGGTGTTGAAAGATGTGACGATTACTCCGAACGGACAATTCTTTCGTACAGATAAACAGGGCTTTCTTCCTAAGATGATGTCTGAGATGTATGATGATCGGAAGAAATTCAAGAAAGAGATGTTGAAGGCTCAACAAGATTATGAGAATGAGACTGACAAGAAAAAGAGAAAAGAAATTGAAAAACTGATTGCACGTTATAACAATCTACAACTTGCAAAGAAAGTTTCATTGAACTCTGCTTACGGTATCATGGGTTCACAATACTTTCGTTTCTATGATTTGCGTATTGCTCTTGCTGTAACACAAACCGGTCAGCTATCAATTCGTTGGATTGAAAACAAACTCAATCAGTATATGAATGATGTTCTCAAAACGAACAGTGATTATGTAATTGCATCAGACACAGATTCAATCTATCTGAATCTTGGTCCTCTTGCGAAAAAGGTATATGGCGTTGATGGTAAAGTAACTTTGCCTGGTGCAAAAGCAATTGAATTTATGGACAGAGTTTGCGAACAAAAAATTCAGCCATATATCGACAAGTCATATCAAGAACTTGCAGACTACGTTCATGCGTATGAACAGAAGATGCAGATGAAGCGTGAGGGTCTTTCAGACAAAGGTATCTGGACTGCAAAGAAGAGATACATTCTGAATGTGTATAACAACGAAGGTGTTCAGTACGCCAAGCCAAAACTCAAAGTCATGGGTCTTGAGATGGTCAAATCATCAACGCCAACTGTTGTTCGTGACAAGATGTATAAGCTGATTGATTTGGTAGTGAACACAGATGAAGAAACAGTCCAAAAATTTATTGCCGACTTCAGAGAAGAATTCAAAACATTACCTGTAGAAGATATATCTTTTCCGCGTGGATGCAATGGTTTGTCTGAATATTCTGATTCCGTTACAATATATAAAAAGGGAACACCAATTCATGTCAAGGGTGCAATACTCTATAATCACTATCTGAAACAGTATAATCTTACAAATAAGTATCCGTTTGTAAAAGAAGGTGAGAAACTAAAGTTTACTTATCTAAAAGTTCCAAACCCAATCAAAGATATGGTGATTTCTTTTCCAACGAGATTGCCAAAAGAGTTTGATCTACAAGAATATATTGATTATGATACACAGTTTGAAAAAACTTTCCTTGAACCAATCAAATTGATTCTGAATTGTATTGATTGGAAAACAGAAAAACAATCTACACTTGAAGACTTTTTCTCATGAAGAATATACGAATAATCAAAACTGGAATCAATGTCTCAAAGATATTGAAAGACTTGGATAACAATCCTCAAGATTGGAACTATCAAAAAGATTTATCTGATAGTAAAGTTTTAGACCCGCATGTTTACATAACCACAGCCGCGGTTCTACAACTTGT